CGAAGCACTGCGCTACTTCGTCATCCAAATCGACAAGTCAACATGGCTAGATGTTATAGCCGCGCTCGGCGGGGAGAAGAAAGATGAAGCCTGAGTGGATGCCGCCGCCTAGCTGGACGATTGACGGCGTGAAGCTATGGGACAGGGACGCAGTGATTGCCGCAGTGGAGGCTTACAAGGCGAGCCTGAAGCCGGTGGCGTGGATGCACGACAAATGTGTTTTCTCAAGCATAGACAAAGCCAAGTATGACGACGAGCGTCACCGCCAATGCGGATTCAAGGGAAAGCAGATTATCGAACTCTACCGGCTCGACGGAGGCGACGATGAGTGATAAGCACGTAACACCTACCGAGGTTCTGGACTGTCTGCGGTTCGTGCGGGCTCACCTTTATGCGGCGCAGGCTCAGGCCGCTCCCGGCGACGACACGATAATCACTCGGCACGTCTACGACGCCTACAAGCGCGTGTCTGACGTTTGCCGGGAGATCGAGATTAACGGGATCGGCATGGCAATTCCTGCCGTGTATCACATCAACAGAACTCCGTCAGGAATCGAAGGCCCGTTTCGCCTGCTCGTTGCCGCGTGCAACCGCCTGCAAGCCGAAGCCGAGGAGTACCAGTTCGATGACGGCATGGGGCGTGGCGCAGCGTTGGATTACTGGCACGAGTTCGATCAAACACTGGAACGAGCAACCGAGGCGCTGAAAGATGAAGCATGAAATGTTCGACAAGGCTTTTGAGCCAGCCACTGCATTTGATGCAGAAGGAGCGCGGATCGGCGTTGCTACATGCAAGACGTGCGGTGCCGCAGTTGTCATTGACCCGCGTGACACCATCAACTACCTACGAAAACACTACGAGTGGCACAAAGAGCAAAAGGAGGTTGAGTGATGATTAGTCACTCCAGAAAATGCGGTCATGCGTGGATTGCAGCGGCCAAGGCTCGTGGAATTGACATCTACGCTGACCGTGATGGATACCTAGCCGTAATCGCAGGGCTCATTGATGAGTTGGAGTCAGATGCGACGAGATGTCCTGGCTGCGACAACCTCAGGTTGGAGCGCGGTGAATTGGAAAGCACTGTTAGACGCCTTGTGGACATCGTAGAAAAACGGCGTCTGCTTCTTGAGAGAGTCCTGCTATGCGGCTTGTGCGAAGAACCGCATGGAGTCGGATTTACGCCGAGCAGGCAAGAGCGTATTGCCGAAGAGTTGACTCGTGACATTGGCGACGAACTGCGTGGCATTGATGCCTTGGTGAAGGCATGAACGACAACAACATCCCAATCACCGTCGAAGTGCCGAAGGCTGACGTATGGCTGCGCAACGACTACCGCGACATCGTGCATAGGCTCGGCGAGGTTCACATGGTCCGCGCCTGCGAGCATCAGCACGACGACGACTTCGTGCCGATGTACGACTTGCAGACTATTGCCGAGTACCAGCAGAAGGCCGAGAGCCTGCGACTGGAACTTGACCGTGCATGGGCCGAGGTTGACCGATGCTGCAAGCAGCTTGGCGACCTGACCACAATCCGTAAGCAGGATGAACTCGTCCACGGCAACATCATGGGCAGGATTGCGGTTGCCTTGTTTGGCAATCAGAACAACGTGACCGACGAGGATTGCGTCGCCGAGGCCGCCAGAGTTGGTTACGGCAGAACCGCGCTGATTCGGCGGGTTAAGAAGCTAGAGAACGATCTGATGGAGGCGCTCAACGCCCTAGGTCAGATCGTGACGATGGCTGATCGGGCAATCGGTTGCAGCCCTTCGGAACAAGACGACTATCTGGCGAGCATTTCAGATGCGGCCAGAAAGGTTGCAATGAGATGACTTTACCGATCAAGCACACAGCACGAAGCCGACTGGAAACCTACGCCAACGTGTCACGCACTCAGACAGACAAGGAAACTTATGGACTTGAGCATACCGTTGTGGATTCTGTACTTGCTGGCGTTACCGCTGATCGTTGTGGGCGGTGTGGCGCTTGCGATAGGGCTGTGGTTTCTGTGGATGTGGGCAACAGGAAGGCTGACGACATGGGAATGACGCTGCTAACTGACCTGAGAAAACTCGCGGCCGACTGCGATTACGACAAGCTGATGGGACGAATGCTTATAGAGTACCCGCAAATCCGCCGCGCCATCGCCATCGCGCAGGCGGTGGAGGAGTTGGACGCATCCGTGTATTTCGACAGCAAGCCAGAAATCATGCGCCGCGCAGATGAACTGCTGGAGGGGAAATGAGGATCATCGATCCACCTAGCGGCTGGAAGTACGGCTTTCCGAAAGCTTTGCCAGACACCATAACGGAGTCTGAAATAGCTGCTTGGCTTTTGGAGCAAGGGTATCCTGAGCAGCTGCTCGACATTGCACTTAGGTACAGCAGAATATGGGATCAAGATATCCCACAAGACGAAAATTGTAACTGTGTTGGATTTCACACCGGAGCTTGTGATGAGAACAGCTAAATTTCTGTCTGAAAACCAAACTTATGGTTGGTTTGCTGGAGATATTCCCGGAGGCTGTCAAATAGAGTGCGAGCGCTGTCAACACACACAAGATGCAATCAGCGGTTTACCAGATGAGAAAACTATTTGTGAAAACTGTGGCACGGAGCTGATGTACATGGAGTGGTGGAGTTGGTGATGGATCGTCGAACCTTTTTGATGACAGGGGCAGTGACTCCAGTAGTCGCAGCCTGCGGTGGAAGCGTTACCAGCCCCCCAGAAGCTCCGCTGGAAGTCAAATTCCACCGGGATGCTATGGGGGTGACAGACGGCACTCCCGGCTTCGTTAAAGCCGCTGTTTGGACCTCAACTGCGGTCGGTATCAACGACAAGTACTTTGAATGGAACGATGTGGCTATTCTGGCCAACCATGCCAACCAAGGAGAGAACTGTGCCCGCTATTCGCAAGCTAACGCTCGTGGCAAAGGAGCCACTTGGGCCGGAGTTTCTGAAGTCTGTGATGAAACCTATGGAAGCATTCCACAACCCCTCGTCTCTCATGAGTTCGATGTCTGGGCTGCCGGGCCTGATTACGAAGGTCGTGTTGGCGTCCACGTTGTACTCGGCGACAGCCGTGTTTATCGCGGGACTGGAAGCTCTCAGAGTGTTTTGGGAACTGACGCCATCCGAATCAGCTCAAACCAAGATTACGCCAAATGGAGAGTAGCTATCAATGTAGACACTGTTCCTGAGTTCATTCTGCGAATCAAGCCCGAGTCTGTACAAAACGGGCGAATCCCTGTGCTTGTTGGAAACAAGGTGCTGTATCTTAGACTAGAGGAGTAATGTACGAGCTAAGCCTGATAAGGAGCTTACTCGACAAAGACACATACAACAACTACCGCCATGTAGTCGAACTCAAGGAGTTCTCTCCAGAGTGCCGGCTCATTGTCAAGTCTCTGGACAAATGGTGGCAAACAGAAGAAGGGGAACCAACCCTCGTTGATATAGCGAACCTCACGTTCGCGCAGCCAATCCCCGAGAAGGAGCGGGGATATATCAAAGAGCTGTTCCATCAACTGGAACAGACGCCGATAAACAACACGGCGAAAGAACTTCTCCGGTTCTTCAAGCAACAGCAAGTCTGCAAAGACCTTGCCTTAGTTGCGTATGAGGCTTCCATCGGTCGCAAGTCCATCGATGAAGTCGCGTCTCTTGCCAGTAAGCTGAAAGAGGAAGAGCAGCCTAATGAGCTGCTCTACGTTTCTGATAACCTACAGGAGATCATCAATCAGCACATCAAGACCCCCGGCCTTCGGTGGCGTCTGAAAGTCCTGAATCAATCGTTGGGAAGTCTCCGCAAGGGGGACTTTGGTTTTGTCTTTGCAAGACCGGAAACCGGAAAGACCACTTTCCTGTCATCCGAGATAACCAACATGACTTCCCAGTTAGGGGAGTATGATGGTCCTATCATCTGGTTCAACAACGAGGAGTCTGGTGAAGATGTAAAGTTCCGGAACTTCCTGTCAGCTCTTGGGTGGACAAAGGAGCAGGTTCTATCTAATCCAGAAGCCGCACAAGAGCAGTACATTGACCTGACACACGGGAAGCTGCTGCTATACGACAACGCTTTCATCACAAAGGGCCTAGTAGAATCCCTGTGCAAGAAGGAACAACCTTCGTTGATCGTGATTGACCAGATCGACAAGGTGAAGGGCTTTACAGCTGATCGTAAAGACCTAGAACTTGGTGCCATCTATCAGTGGGGTAGGGAGCTTGCAAAGACCTACTGCCCTGTCATCGGAATCTGCCAAGCAGATGGCTCTGGAGAGGGGGTACGTTGGTTGCAGATGAACCACGTAGCTGATGCCAAGACCGCCAAACAGGCGGAAGCTGACTTCATCATCGGTATCGGCAAAGACCACGCCCAAGGGTTCGAGTTTGTCCGGTTTCTTCATATCCTGAAGAACAAACTTACCGGGGATATGGATACTGATCCAAACTCACGACACGGCAGGTTCGAAGTTCTCATCAAACCCGAAATAGGAAGATACGAAGACCTATGACTGACGCAGAAGCAGTCGAGCTAATCAAAGACACAGTTGAATTTGCGGTAGGCATCGCAGACGATGCTTTTTCTCCTACCCTCAAACAACAAATCAACACCGCTGTTGCAATCATGGAGAAAAAAGTCCTGAACCAGACACTGCAATGATTCTCGCTCTCGACACAGAAAACACCACATGGAACAAAGGGAGTCCTTTTGATACAAGAAACGCCAACGTCTGTATCTCCTACGCCTACCGACAACCAGATGGAGTCTTGGTTGCAGGCGCTCTCAAGACTGAGGAAGCCAGACCACACATTGAACGACTACTTGGAGAAGCAACGTGCATTGTCGGTTTTAACCTCAAGTACGACCTGCACTGGCTTAGGCGACTTGGTTATGAAATTCCTGCCACTACCATCTACTGTTGTCAAGTGGCAGAATTTCTACTTGATCGACAACAAAATCCATATCCATCTCTCAATGGTTGTGCCGATAAGTACCTTAGAGAATCTAAACACGACGCCATCGCCGAGTATTGGAAACGGGGAGTCAACACAGATGCAATTCCTTGGGACGAACTCTCCGCCTACGCCGCCCATGATGCCTCTTTGACTCTAAGGGTCTACGAAGCACAGCAAGCGAACATGCCTGAGAATCTTCGCAAGATCCTGAAGATTCGTATGGTGGATATGCAGGGTCTTATGGAAATGGAGTCCAACGGACTGTATATCGATAGGCCCCTGATCGAGAAGAAAGCAAAGGAGGCCGAAGACGAGATACAGAAGATCAGGACCTCCCTCAACAAGTACCACAATGTGCCAGACTTCAACTGGACATCTCCAGCTCAGCTCTCAGCTCTTCTATACGGCGGAGAGATCACGCAGGAGGTCAGGGTTCCTTCCGGAGTCGTCTACAAGACCGGTGCTAGGAAGGGAGAACCGAAGTTCGCCAAGGAAGAAAGGGTGTATGTCCTACCACGGATGTATAAGCCTATAAACGGGTCAGAGTCTGCAAAGGAGGGTCAATGGTCGGTTAGCGAAGAGTTCTTGGTGCAATTAAAGGGCGGAAACAAGGAGCTTATCAATGGTATCCTGAGGATCAAGGAACTGGAGAAGATGAATGGCACGTATCTCCGAGGTATGCTAGAGTTTGCCGAAGAGATGCACTTCCCTAATCCAGAGATTGTTCATGGACAGTTCAACCAGTGCGTAACCAAGACTGGCCGATTGTCCTCCTCAAAGCCGAACATGCAGAATATCGCAGGCTCCATCAAGTCAATCTTTCGGAGTAGGTATGTCCACCAACCGCAACTGGGAACTTGAGCACGCATACACTTTGCAAGAAGTCCGCGACTACATTAAAGAGGAGGGTGCAGGATGCTTCTTGTCTGATCTTCAACACAACTACCCGGAAGTGTATGATGCCCTGACAGAGGAATTCAAACACCGGGCTCTGGCGTTGAACCAGAAAGCCGTACCAGCTCTTCTGCGAGAATACAGGAAATGAGATGCTGGTTCAGATCGATAGCGCGCAACTTGAATGGCGCGTAGCAGTCTTCCTGTCGGGAGATCCGATAGGGATAGCAGAACTCAATGACAGGGATGCAAATCCCGATGACCCTGAGAAGGATATCCATGAAAAGAACCGTCGTGTGTTACAGCTCCCCGAGCGTCTCATTGCCAAGCGTTTCCTGTTCAGGACCATTTTCCGTGGTTCGGGTTGGGCGTTCGCCCATGACCCCGATTTCTTCCATGTCTCGAAAGACCCGAAGTACTGGGATGGTCTCAATGAAGCCTTCTTTGCCAAATACAGCGGGCTAGATAATACACACCAGACATGGGCACGACTTGTAGCGAGCAGGAGACCTATACAATCCCCTCTGGGGATGGAGTGGATGGTACCACTAAGGCCCAACGGGGATATTCCGTGGACCACACTGAGCAACTGGCCGGTTCAAGGAACAGGAGCAGACATTGTGATGATTGCTCGTGTCATCTTGAGAAATCGCCTCCGCCAACTGGGTTCGACATCTTTGGCGGTGAATACGGTACACGACAGTATTGTGTACGATTGTCCAACGGTGGAGGAAATTAAGCGGGTAGCTACTACTGCTATAGCGGCTTTTAGGGATGTCTCGTCTCAGATCGAGCGAATATTCCACATCAAGGTTCCGATCTCCTTTCCGGGAGAAGTCAAGTTGGGGCCGACACTAGACGAAAAGACTATGACCAGCTACCAGACTTGGCTGGCACAACAGGAGCAATAATGGCTGAAACGAAAACAATGAACATCAAGGTAATCGACATCTCTGTGAAAACGATTGCTAAGGGTACTCGGTCGTACGAAGAAATGACCGTGACGTTTGACAACATTACCTTTGGTAAAGTCGATGCCAAGAAACTGTTCAGCTTCGCTGCAGACAAGGGTGTGTGGGAAACCATGGCAGGTGCCAAGAAAGGGGACCTGTTCGTTGTCGAGACAGTGAAGAACGAGAAGGGGTTCCTTGACTGGGTTAGCGCAGGTACCACTGATGCAACCTCGGTAGTGCGAGCAGCAGTCAACGAGGCCCCCCAAGGACAAGCAGCAGTACGACAGGCGCGTGGAGGAGCAGTGGCTACAAACTGGGATGAGAAAAACAAGCTGGACCGGGAACGCTTTGACTTTGAGAAGAGCAAACAAGCACTCATTATTCGCCAGAGTAGCTTGTCTACCGCTGTGGCTATGCTTACGGCTGGTGGCAAACCTACGAAGGTAGAGGATGTGATCAAAGCTGCGGTGCAGTTCGAGGAGTTTGTTGTCGGCCGACAAGGCATGGCTGACATGTCTGACGACATTCCGGAGTAAATAGTGGGCCGCATAGCGTTAATCGACGGAGACATCGTGGCTTACCGCTGTGCGGCCAGCTGCGAACCAACAAAAACAAACCCAATATCGGAAAATGAACGCATCGCTATCGCAAGAACCGATGAGCTCCTTGATCGTATCCTCGGTACTGTTAAGACTGCTGAATATCGAATCTTTCTTAGCGGCTCTGAAAACTTTAGAAAGCTGCTCTATCCGGACTACAAGCGTAACCGTGATGACATCCCCAAACCAAGGCACTTGGATACCCTGCGTGACCTTCTGGTTAGAGAATGGGGCGCTGAAGTCTGCGCCGGATACGAAGCTGACGACGGAATCGGAATCGCTCATGTTCCGGGTGCTGTCATCTGCTCCATCGACAAGGATTTTCGCCAGATCGCAGGAGAGCACTATAACTTTGTTCGTGAACAAAGCGAGGTCATTACTCCTGACGAAGCTGCCTTGGCTTTTTGGTCGCATATGCTCATTGGGGACACTAGTGATAATGTGCGAGGAGTTGCAGGAATCGGAACCGTTAAAGCCGGGCGCCACCTACAGGCTCTACGTCCCTCCGAAATGGAAGCCCGAGTCTACGAGCTGTATAACGACAGAGAGCGTTTCCTTCTTAATCGCAAGCTTCTTACTATTCTCCGAAGCGAGGAAGAGTATGTGAACATCTTGGAGGAATTAGGTGCGACCACAGTCAGCGAAAGCGAAAGGCCGGAAACTACAGCAGCTAGTTCGTGACGAGATCCTCACGGACTACCCAGAGCTGACCGAAAGGGATGTGAGAAGCACCAGTATGGGTGCCTCTGGGGTAGATGTTCTGCTGTCCGAAAGAGCTGTCGAGAAGTTTCCGTATTCGGTCGAGTGTAAACGTCGTGCAGCTATGTCTGTGTACGATCTGTGGGAAGATACGACAGACAACGTAGCCACAGGCACTCGGCCTCTTCTGGTAATCCAACAGGATCGATCTGATCCCCTTGCCGTGATAGATCTACGGCACTTCATGGAGCTAGTGTATGCGAGTAATGTCAGTAATCGAGCTGGACGGGAACACGTACCAAGTGAACAGCGTGTTCCGGGACCGGGAGTTGGCCGTAGTGGTCGAAGCCGGTCTAAAATCCCTTCTAGCGCGGGGAGCGATGCCGATAAGCCAGATCGGGGAGGCCGCAGAAAAGCTCTTCCGAGCAATGCCTCCGAGTGAAGTTGGCAAACAACAGGAGCTACCTCTTGAAGATCCTAATACTGGACATTGAGACCGCACCAAACTTGGTACACGTTTGGGGGCTATGGAATCAGAACGTAGGTATCAATCAGATCCAAGCCAGCGGCTATGTTCTATGCTGGAGCGCCAAATGGCTAGGCGGAGACGAGGTGTACTTTTCGTCTGTCTATGCTGATGGCGCAAAGCGAATGCTCAAGAAAGTACACAAGCTGCTCTCAGAAGCAGATGCTGTGGTGCACTACAATGGAACCAAGTTCGACATTCCAACGCTGAACAAGGAGTTTCTGCTGTACAACATCGAAGCTCCGGCTCCGTATAAGCAGATTGACCTTCTCAAGACAGCCAAGAAGCAGTTCCGATTTCCCAGCAACAAGCTGGATTTCATTGCTCAAGCTCTAGGCGTAGGTCGCAAGTATGAGCATAGGGGCCACACCTTGTGGGCTCGATGTATGGATCGCGATCCACAGGCTTGGGCTGAAATGGAGCTGTACAACAAGCAGGATGTCTTGCTGCTTGAAAAGGTGTATCAGCGATTGCTGCCGTGGGTGCATGACCATGCCAACTACTCTCTGTACGATCCGCAGGGGCTTGTTTGCCCTAACTGCGGAGGCGCAGACTACCAACGCCGAGGGTTTGCTTTCACTAAAACCGCCAAGTACACCAGATACCAATGCAAGTGTTGTGGTCACTGGTTCCGAGGTGGAAAATCACAGGCTCCCGGGCCTGAAGGGAAATTTGTAAGCCTATGAGTTACGAACTGATGCACGACATAGAGACACTGAGTTCCAAGAGGAATGCTGTGATTCTCTCGATCGGGGCAGTCATCATCGACATCAACCTAGCTAGAATCGTCGATGAGTTCTACAAAACGGTCGCAGTAAACAGCCAGCCGAACCGGCACATCGATGTGTCTACAGTACGCTGGTGGTTCACTCAGGACAAGGAAGTACGTGCAGACACTTTCAGTGGTGATGTATCGTTGACAAACGTACTGCAAGCCTATGCCAACTGGATCAGCAAGCACAAGATTGGCGGGGTCTGGAGCAACGGAGCAGACTTCGACAACGTGATCCTGCGGGATGCCTTTGAGGAAGTAGGTATTGCCTGCCCATGGCACTTTCGGCAGAGTCGTTGCTTTCGAACTCTGTGCTCGTTTATCCCACGCATGGAAGTCCCTCTTTCGGGCAAGGCTCACAACGCTCTAACGGATGCACAGCGGCAAGGGTACATCCTGTATAATACCTTGCCGAAACTACGAGGATTGCCTAATGCCGATCAACATGTTTCTGGTGAAGCCTAATTCAACTTATGAGTGCGAGCGACAAGTACCAAATACCGTGGGAAACTCTGTACCCGAAGCAGAGGCCGATGAATTCTGCGGATTTCCCCACTTACCGAGTGACGCCCAACTCGCCACAATCAACTGGGGAGAGTTCTATGGAGACTAGTTCAGTTGTTCCTGACTGGTCTATGGGAATCAAGTTCGATCAAAACAAGCCTAGGATGGACCTGTTGGATTCAGATTTCTTGGAGGATGTAGGCCGTGTACTCACTTTTGGAGCTAGCAAGTATGCTGCTCATAATTGGCGCAACGGTATCAACTATTCTCGCCTTATCGCTGCGGCTATGCGACACCTCTCAGCGATCAACCGTGGCGAAGATATTGATCCTGAGTCTGGTCTGCCTCATACCGCCCATCTTGGTTGTTGCGTCCAGTTTCTTCACTGGATGATGAAGAATCGTCAGGATCTGGACGATAGGTGGAAGCATGATACCTCTCCTGCCGGCGTTTAAGCTATGGTCGCTAGGTACAAAACTGGCGATCCTAGCCGCGATAGTGTCCTCGATCTTTGGTACGGGTATCTGGACGGGCTACAAGTTCGCAAACAGCCGCTACGAGAGCCTGAAAGCAGAGATCGCACAGGAACGGGTAGCGCAGCAACAGGCGCTATTGAGAAAGATCGAGCAGGAGACTGCCCGCTCTGCGGAGCTGGACCGTGCCCTTCAAAAGGCCCTTGCCCAGTTGAAGAAGCGTGTTCAAACGATAACTAAAGAGGTCATTCGTGAAGTGGAAAAGCCTGTGTATCGTTGTGAGCTGCCTGATAATGGCAGGATGCTCCTCAACGACGCAATTCGTGCGGCCAACAGCGCCACCGGGGCTGACTCAGCCTTGCCCCCCAATCCCCCTGACTAAGGCCAAGGATATGGGGGAGCTGTTAACCTTTACCGTGGAGTTGATAGATCTCTATGGACAGTGTGCAACTCAACACAAGAACTTGGCGGACTGGGCAAATGCAAAAGATTAAAGAAGATCCCCCGGTAATTCACTTCCGGGGGAATTCTAAGACCAAGAAGCATCGCCTGTCCAACCTCCAAAAACAAGAAGCTGAAAAGGACATCAAGGAGTATGAAAGTCATCATAGCGGGGAGCCGAAGCCTGACTAATGTTCTACTGTTGAACGCGACCATGCAACTCTGTCCTTTTGTGATCGACGAGGTAGTGTGTGGAGGAGCAAGAGGTGTAGATTGGATGGGGAGTGAGTGGGCCAAAGACAACGCAATCCCAGTGATGTATTTTTCAGCAGATTGGTACAAATACAACAAGGCTGCTGGTGTACTTCGCAACAAACAGATGGCGGATTATGCCGATGCTCTTGTATATCTGCGTTACGAATCTACGCCCGGGACTGCGAACATGATTCAGCAGATGATAAAACAAAACAAGCCAACATGGGGAGTAACAATTGCAAGTACAACGGTTCAAGACTACGTTTGCCGAATCAATCTTCAGGAATAAGTATGCGCACGGAAACAATGACACATGGGACGCTCTGGCGGACCGTGCTGTTGAAGATGTTTGCGGATCTCGGTGGGGATCACAACCTAAGCTTATGTCTGACGACGACCGCAGATCCCTTGCAGATCGTATCAAGACTCACCGATTTATTCCCGGAGGCCGATATCTCTATTATGCCGGCCGTAAAAGGAAGTTCTTCAACAACTGTTACCTCCTTCGTGGTGAGGCTGACACCCGAGAAGAATGGGCCAATCTCTTCTGGAGAGCTAGTTCATGCCTGATGACTGGTGGCGGAATCGGTGTGGACTACTCCGTGTTCCGCGAAGCGGGGGCTCCTCTAGAGAGCACTGGTGGAGTTGCAAGCGGTCCGATCCCATTGATGGAAGCCATCAACGGCATTGGCCAGAACGTGATGCAGGGAGGGAGCAGGAGGAGCGCGATCTACGCGAGCCTGAACTGGAAACATCCGGACATTCCGGTCTTCCTGAAGGCGAAGAACTGGCATGAGCAACACATTACTCCAAGCCTGACCCACTGGCAAGCCAAGCAAGAGAACTTCAACCATCGCGCTCCGTTGGACATGACCAACATCAGCGTCAACTACGACAACGATTGGTTGAATGGAGCAAATCGTCTTACGCCGGTTTTCTTGGAGAACTGTAGACAGGCGATGATGACCGGGGAACCGGGCTTTAGCTTCAACTTCGGCGACAAGGAGAATGAAACCCTACGCAACGCTTGCACGGAAGTTACAAGTGAGGATGATTCAGACGTATGTAATCTTGGCGCAATCAATTTCGGCGCTCATGACAGTCTGGAGGACCTCAAAGAAAGTGTACGGCTCGGAGCGATGTTCCTCATATGCGGAACTTTGCGAGCGGAGCTTCCATACCAAAAAGTCCACGATGTACGCGAGCGTAATCGTAGAGTCGGACTGGGCCTTATGGGTCTACACGAATGGCTCTTGAAACGAGGTTATCGATATGAGGTGACAGATGAACTACACAAATGGCTTCGAGTCTACCGAGACGAATCTGAAAGAGCAGCTAACGAGCATTGTGACAGATTGTACCTCTCTCGTCCGAAAGCTTACAGAGCTATCGCTCCAACTGGAACAATCGGAATACTCGCCTCTACAACTACTGGCATTGAGCCACTTTTTGCAGTTGCTTTCAAACGACGTTTCCTTACTGCTGGGACGAAGTGGAAGTATCAGTTCGTTGTTGATGCCACAGCAGAACACCTTATCCGGGAATACGGAGTTGACCCCGATAAGATCGAGACCGCACTAACTTTGGCACAGGACCATGAGCGAAGAATCAAGTTCCAAGCGGACGTACAAGATTACGTTGACATGTCAATCTCCAGTACAATTAATCTACCACCTTGGGGAACCGACGGAAACAATGAGGGACAGGTGCAGAAGTTTGCTGCTACTCTTGCGCGGTATGCTCCAAGGCTACGAGGATTTACATGTTACCCAGATGGAAGTCGAGGAGGTCAACCCTTGACCGCCGTTCCGTATCACGAAGCAATTAACCACAAAGGTGTCGAGTTCGAAGAGCTGGACATCTGCGACATCTCAGGTAAAGGAGGCAGTTGTGGAGTTTAGTCTTGTGCAAAAAGGATTCTTTCTGTTTCTTGCGCTAGTCGCTATCGGCTATGTCGCGTTTGTCCTAGTTCGGGCAATCAACTTGTTCCGAAACTCGTCAGCAGACGACGACATGTACTAACCAAGTACCAAAAAGAAAAGGCCCCTTAAACGGGGCCTTTTTTACGCCTGTAGCTTTTACTCTTTTGGAGTTCTGGCTTGGAACAATTTGAGGATGGTCCTGTTACCTACCACCACCAAACCAAACAACGCCCAGATGAACTCGCTCACGGTGGTTCCATACATCACGGCGTACACGAACGTGTAGGTCATGGCTGCATAGCCAACATGAGACCAGAACTTTGTGTGACTCAGTTCTTTGGTCTTCTGGTCAATTACTAGGAAGTTCTTCAGGAAGTTCAACATGTTTTTGGTGCCACAGTTCGTACAGCAGTTTCTCCAAGACGTTCACTATCTCGTGCTCTTTCTCCATCTGTGATGTCTCGTCATAGGGCTGCTCAACACAAGCTCGTTTGTAATCCTTGAGCAGGATGTGCAGCATCTCGTGTATAGCTGTCATTTCAAGAGTCTCGTCATCTACTGGGGCATTGCCAAAGTGCTTGCCGACGAGTAGGCGAGCTAGGCGGTTGGAGCTGTCATTGTCAAACACAACCTCGGCCATGTGCGCAGAACGCTTTGCGGAGGTAGCCACCCTCCATCTCCCTAGCCCCAGTAGATCCTGCCACTTTCTCGCAAAGGTGTAGAACTTGTCTACGTCATCCGATCCGAGAATATTCACGGACGCCTCTCAAAGTGAGGAGCATCCTTAAATGACTTCCAGTTACCTCCCCAAGAGTTCTTGGGGTCTATCTCCTCCCAGAATTTTCCGAGCTCTGGTACGTTGTACGTCAATTCTCCATCCTTGAAAAAGAATAGATCAACAGCACAGCGCCGCAGGTGATTGGAGTTGTAGGTGTGGGATTTTCCAGTCTTGATGTAGATCTCCTGCATCTCCTTCGTGCGCTCTGCCTCCCCAAACGTATACTCGTAACCCAATGCAGAAGCATAGGTGAGGAGGCGCACGACATCTCGTGCAAACGCTGATTGTTCTTGGCGTAGACTCATGCGCCCACCTCTATTCGGCTGAGTAGTACTCGAAGTACCGGATTAGATTTTCCCAACCAGCACGGTGGCCGGGCTTAGCCTTAATCATTTGCTGCGTGGCATAATCCGTGTACCTCCGTATCGCAGCGCGAGTCAGCCGGGCGCTGGACACGAGATTTTTTGGATCACCTCCTAGCAGGACAAACTTCTCAAGTTCTTCTCCGGCACGGTTGTCTCCCTTGAGGGCAAACTCCACGAACCTCTGGCTTGCTTTTTTCTGGCGATTCTCCAGTTTGGTGTCAATGTCGTCTTTTCTACGGCGGCCCTCCATGAATTCGGCCTCCTTGATGCTTCTGACACCAAGCAGGCGTGCAATGGTCTCCCCGGTGGTACGTTCGTACACACCGAGGCTCGGATCTGCCGTACTCACGGCAAGATTCTGGTCCTGCAGGAATGCAACATCAAACGGCCCTTTCAGGGCAGTGGGCAGACCTCGGTAGATGTCTGCTTTGTTCTCGTCAGGAGATCCTTTCCCAACAAGCTGCTTACCAAGAGCCACGGTGCCTTTAGCCATATCTCCAGCATAGCCGGCAAACGGGAACAGGCTGCTGACAGATTCACCAAGAGTGGACTCAAACGGAAACACCGGAATAACATCTCCCAGAGAGCCTCTAGTAGGCACGTTAGTGCCTGACAGAACTCCAATAGGACCCCATGCCATCCAGTCATTCATGTTTTTCATTGCCCACATCTTGGGAGAGAAGTCCTTGACCTCATTCCATTGCTCATCCGGCAGGAGTTCCTTGAAGTTTTCCCACAGGTCGTCAGCATCATCCATAGAGATGACACCTAGAGCACCAGAAAGGGTCAAATACATGCCCATCTGCATGATGAACGGTCTCCAGTTGCCCTGCTTGAAGCCCATCTTGCCGTATTTCCAGACTTGGGCCATCCAGTTCAACTTGAAGGTGTTCAGGGTGCTAAGAGCATTGCCGGACAGGCCAAGCTTCTGGAACACCATGGCACGTTCTGTAGGTCGGTAATCAACCATCGTGTCCTTGGTGGCATCCTCTGCCCACATCATCACATCCCCCCAGCCAATATTAGGCTGTGGACTCTGGTTATAGTGGTGAGCAAAGCTCATGAAGGCCATAGCCCGAGAGACCTGTTCTGCCGCCAGCATCAGATAGCCAGCGTACTGCCTAGCCGTGTGCAAGGACTGAGGAATCTTCAGGTCATTGATATCGGACAGCGGGTTGATGTCGATCACGCCATTGACATCCAGATACTCCAGAGCCCGTTGACCGGTCTCTGTCATAGCATTGCGGATGTTGTCCAGCTTCGCCAGATCAGGATCAGTGATCTTGTCCACCACTCCACGCTTGATGGCATGGTACAGGAAGAAAAGAGCCCCGTCATACACCGCTCCGGCAAACGTCTTGCCGATGTTGTGCGTATGACCTTCACTAGTCAGCCTAGCGTGTCTGCCGGCACTGAGCAAAGGCTGCAGCAAGGCATAGAACGTGTAGGGAATACTCCAGCCAAGGGCAGTCAGGTAGAACAGACTCTTGACCATGCCTAGAGCAGTTTCTCCGGTCCCGCCGGGGAAGTACTTGGATTGTCCGAAGAACTCAGCAAGGGAGTTCTCCAACCGGTTCATGGTCTCAGTTGTCCCGAAGCCCAGATGGTTACGGACGTACTCCTTGGCGTACTGGATGTTGTTCGGCAGGTGCTGCAGATCCGGATGGTTTACCAGTTTCTTGGCTTTGGTAACAGGAACCTGCATATGCGCCCACTGGGAAGCCCCTTTCAGATACTTGAACTGCTCTTCAAACATGGCACGGCGGTCCTGATGGCTGTTGGCCCACGGCCGGTCACCAGCAAAGCCACGCGCTCCGTACTTGCGTTCAAAGTGCTTCTCTTGTCCAAGCACGTTCTCAGTTTCCCCAGTGATGGCTTGAATCCAAGCATTCTGGATGATCTGAGTGTTGGGATCTTCCTGATCCAAGAGGGCCAGCATCTCCCTGTAACCAGCTTCCAAAGTACTGTCGTTGGTACGTGAGGATTTGTAGTTGACCTTCTCCGCCACCAGTGCCGGATTCTGGGCAAGAATCCACCGGACTGCTTTTTCAGCAGCCGGTTTAGTGCTCTCGGCTACAGCCCAGACCACCTTGCCTTTCTCGTCCCTGATGATCGAGCGCCATGGACCATTCCACCTAGAAGCCGCATAGGCTTCCATGGGAGTGACTTCCTTGAGCCCCATATCTACCAAAGCCTGATTCTGCAGCGTCATGGCTTCGTCCAGAGTAGCCCGAAAATCATTGTACGGCTGCAGCAGTTTCGGAGGCAGGATACGAGCCAGCTCCTCTGGAGTGAACTTACGACGAGCTTTCAGTTCCCTCATGAACACGCCATGCATAAGCTTTGTCTGTTCAGGATTGCGCAGGATCTTCACCCACTCGTGTTCCAGAGGTTTGACATATTCCCGGTCCCAACGAGCAGCCCGCTTCTTGGCATTGTCCATCAAACGATAGACTGCCTTGATCAGTTTGGATTGCCTGATTTCTGCGGCTTGTAGAGCACCCGGGTATCCATTGACCCACGAAGCGCCATCAACGTCTTTGGCGATCTCTCGGATGTCAGAAGGATTGTCGGGGTCCGGATCAGGAGGAATCAACTCCAATACTTGACCAATCGGAGTTTTGGTGAACGGATCAGCCCCGCTGGCAGCAATCTGGTTGTTCGCCTTGGAGACATCAATAGCCATGGACCAGACCCCTGTCCCTACCTGATTGTAGCGATCGGCCCAATTAACCAACGGCCACAACCTCTTGAGATCAGTCATCAACTGGACAGGATTTTCCTTCTCTGCTTTCGTCTGGAGTTCGATAACCTCCGTAGCAGTGTTCATGGTATGCTGTAGCCATTCACCTGCCTCGGGACTCTCAAAACCAAGTACCTTTGCTACGGCTTCCCAAAGTCGAGTAACCAACTTTGTGAAACCCTTTTTAGGACGATCTTTGTAACGAGTCTCACGAGCAAAGATATTCTGAAACTCACGGTTCGTGAGAATCTCGGACACGAATTCAAACACATCGGTTGTACCATAGACAGGTACTCCACCGGGAGTCAGTTTGTACTTACTGTCCGCAACAAAACCTTCTTTCTGTCCCCTGACGTAATCCGAATAGATCTCGACAATCTCTTTGATCGCTGGGGGTACAGTCTCTTTGGTCCAGCTGGCATTATATCGCACAAACCCCGGATACACAGCCAAGTACCTGCTCAGCTCTCGAACTGTGAGAGCATGCACAAGCTCGTGTAAAAATGTTCCTACAGTGAATGCACTATTCGAGGACAGATTAAATTCCATCTGATGCTCGACAGAACGATAGTGAGCTGTGGCTGGGCCATCTTGTGTAGAGTCCGGCACAACCCGCGCTGCAAGAGATTCATTGACTTTGGGCAGCAGGTGCAAAGCCAGCTGTACCAGATCCGGACGTTTTTCTCTGACTTTCGGATCGCCTACAATCCATGCCAGAGTGTTTTGAATGTTGACCTGTTTTGTTGCAGGATCAATCATTTCTCCGGGGATGGAAATCCACCCACCTTTGTCGTTGCTCTGCCAACGAGGAAAATGCAACAAGCCTTCATACAGTCCAAGACTCTGTTCTGCTGTAATGATGCGCTGCTTTAGAAGTTGATCTATGTACTTCAGAACTGCACCAACATCATACAAAGGAGTACGTGTGTCAAAAGCAGGATCACTAGATCCAACGTTCACCATCAGGCTGTCTATGTCGCTTTCATCCAGCAACATCGGCACCGGGAGTTCAGTTTCTCCCGGACGTTTGTAACCCTGTATCCAATACTTATAGGGCTTAGTCTTGTCGTCCATGGATTTGTTTCTTTGAACCACTTTTCCTAGACGAGGCTTACCATCCGCATCTATGTAGGTAAGATTAGATCCAGCAGGTACCCAAGCAGCATCCAAATCCTCATCTTTACCGACATCAATCTGGAACACATCTTTCTTGACATCGACATCCGCATTTGCGGTAGGATCGTAGTCCCACAACGAGGGATAGTCTTCCATTCCTTCAGGAGGAATGACGTTGCTGTTCTGATTAGGGATGTCAGGAGATTGCCGGAAAGCTTCGCCACCGGTCTTGAACTCTTCCTGATACTGGATCAGACGACCCTGCTTCCCTTTCTCCTTCGCACGCACACGAAGAAACTCTTCCGTAGGTTGCGGGATTTCTTCAGGCAATGGATCACCTTCCAGAGTAAGTCTGGTACGGCCTATCTTGTCTCCCCACTCTGCAGGAGTATCATCCACCACCGCAGCACGGCCACCAAACTGCTGGCCAATGATGTTACGACCTTCTGCGGCAGCTCTGGCTTGTGCTCTGGAAGCACGCAGCATCTTGGCCTCTTCTTTGCGAGCATCAGCTTCAGCCAGAATGGCGTCTGCAGCCTCAAGTCCGCCAGCGGTCTGTTCCACTGCTTTGGCTTCCTTGATCTGGGAATTCAGTGACAAGACTTCAACCGGTCCAGTGCCTAGCTCACCAAGAGCCTCCAAAAACATCGGACCAGCCGTAAGCTTGCCATCTGTAGCCAGTTGAGCAGCACCTTCACCAGCAGCTCCCATAGCTGCTTGAATCGGCAGCTGAGTAGCCATGTTAGCAATCACTTTCCCTGCTGCCGTCTTTGCAAACGGAGCAATAGTCTTTCCTGCAATACCACCAGAGGCAGCATCAAACAGCCCAATAGCAATACCGCGCTTGTAAGCACGATTAGTAGCAGCTTTCAGGTTCTCCGGATTGGAGTAGAACTCTACGTATTTCTCCGGAGGGATGTTGTGTTCAGCAGCGAAGCTGGCAAACTCTTGTCCGAACTCCTGCCCCATAGAAGTCAAACCCATACCTACGATACCAAGCACGGGCCCGCCAAGCGCAGCTGCAGCAATCATCGGAGCCATTTGCACAGCAGAGGTAGCTGTAGCACCAACAACAGCGCCCATAGGATCAGTCAGGAAAGCATTCCATGCTTCCCCCAACGACTCAGCTTTGTTGATCTTTGTAATGACAGGGCGAGCCGTATAGTTCGCCATGCTGTCTTGTTGAATACCTTTGATCTGTGCTGCAGAACGAGCAGCATCCTGCCGCGCCAATTGCAGCATGGTGTCAGCAGTATCTTTTGCAGTAGGATCGTCTGAGTATTTGGCTACTCTGGCTTGATTCTCAAGCTCCATCGCTTGTTGCATGGAGCGATTGAATTCAGTACCATGGCCAGCGGTTTTCATGTTCCGCCAACCTTCCATCAGTTCAGAACCTATCTGGGCAAAACCCTGCTTTGGAGCAGCCTGCTCTTCGAGCACAAAGCCCGGAGGCAGATTACGAGATAAATCAGCTTCTAGAACAAACCCCGGGGGAAGATTGCTGCCCGGGGTCTGTTCTGGCTGTTCTAGTTGAAAGCCGGGAGGAAGAGTCATTTATCGGGCCGGTGCTGGAGACCACGTTTTGCCGCCATCTCTGGAGACAAGGCGGTCTCCGGTTTGTGGATTTGTTGCGTATTCTGGTTGAGGAACCATTGGAGTCAGCGAATGCTGTGGTCCATTGCGATTAATCGGGACTTGTTGAGGTGTCCTAGCGGGACTAATGACAGGTTTTCCATCAGCGCCCAAAGTAACGCCCATGCCAGGTTGTGTCTGGACACGGCTCTCTTGCCAGATCTGCTGCCACATCTCAAATTCACCAGCGATACGCGATTTTTCAACATCGTCTGTAGCTGCGTCATACCGTTGCTTCAGTTGAATGAGTTTGGCAGGGATTGATTTAGGATCTGCAGCTCCCTTGGATGCAGCGGCGGCCATACGACCAGCCTCACGAGCTTGAGCAATAGCCATAGCACGTTTAGTGCGTTCATTCTCGACAGCCATCTGTCTGTTAGCTATGGCTTCTTCACGACTACGTTGCTCCATGTTGGAAGTACCGCCAACCTGCATTCCCCCGATTGCCTTTTTCTGCATCGCAGGATCTAGTTGTTCCAAAGCCAGCACAAGCGGATGGTTAGGCGGTAGCTGGAATTGAGCAGCAGTAGCACGGATCTGTTCTGGAGTCATAACCTGACCAGAGTTCACAATTCGACCCACTGCATCCAAAAAGTCGTCACCCTGTTTCTTGATCAGGCTTTGTCGGTTAGATGCGGTAGACGATGTGGTTTGGTCTATATTGGCTTCTCGTTGGCGAGCGCCATAGATCTGATCCAGAGACAGGTCATGCTCTCCTTTCTGAGCACGGACCTGAGATTCCTTGGTCTGAGCTTTCTTGGCTTCCATTTCCAGCGGATGCATCTCGGCTTTTAGACGAGCTTCTTCCCGTTCTCTGGCAACTCGTTCCATCAGCTCCATCAAATCAGCTTCAGATTTCTTACGACGATCAAACTCAGTACGGCCGAGACGATCGGCCATACCAACGAGACCCTCGGGACCTCCTAGTACAAGACTGTTAGCGTCCATAGTTACTCCTTAACCGTCAAAACCAGAGAGGTCGCCAAGATCTGTCAGATCAGGTGCACCAGAAGAGTCAGAGCTGAAATCCAGCCCATTCCACCAATCCCAAATACTGCCCCCAGCATCGATGACAGTGTTTACAGTGTTCAGGATGCCATCAATACCGCCATTCCGTGAGATGTAGTTCTGCCAGTTGGCAGGAGCAGCTGCTTCAGTACCCAATCCCATAGCTGCAAGCAGTTTGTAGTCTGCCGCATTCTTGGTATACAGGTCAACCATACTAGTGATCGGTTTGCGGTAGTCGTTCAGGTAATCAAATCCGAACTTCTGCATCGCAGCCTCTCGACCACGAGGAGCAACTCCTTCAAGACCAGTCATGGTATTGGTCAGAGCGCCGGCTTTACCTGCACGCCTATCCAGCATCTGTTTGTACAGTCCTTGCTGGCTGGTGAACTCTGGAGACGAGAGAATACTCTGCTGTCCTTCCGGAGTATAGCTGTCATCCAGTCGTTGCCGCCACGGTTTGGCCAACTCGTTCTGATCGTTGTACATCGCCAACAAAGAGTCAGCAAAGTCTTCTTGGCGGTCGCCACCCATGGCAGTAAGGAACAGGGAAAGAAGATCTGTCCATCCCTTGTTGCTATTGGTACTTGACCCACTGTTGTTTCCACCAGTGATCGCGTCTGTTACAGGTTTCACGATCTTAGAGAGATCCGCAGGGGGTTTCGGAGGGGCAGGAGGACCGCCGGGCGGGGTAGTGGTAGCCGGGGGCGGAGGAGTTGTGTCCGTCGGCCATGGAGGCGGTTCTGTATATCCCGGAGTAACAGTACCCGGGGGGACAGTAGTAAGCGTTGCAAGATACGCAGGATCAGGAGCCGTCCAACCTGCCTGAGCATTCAGGTACGCAATAGGATCGCTAGTTGCATTAGCACCGGCCAGCATCTCTGCTGTAATTTCTGGAGTCGCAGCACCAAAGGCCCCAACACCATCAGTCAGTGCACTGCCAAGGATAGACTCCACACCAAGGTTACCCATACCTGTCGGCGCGGCAGCGGTTAGCATGTTGCCGGTCATGCCGTAGTTGGCCGCCATCCCACCAGCAAGCACAGACGCCATCGCAATCAGCGCCTTCGTGTTCATGTCTCCATTGTTGGTATCCCAGTGCTGGGTTTGTCCAGTAGCTACAGGGACGTAGTTGCCATTAGCATCCAGTTGGTAGGTATACTTAGTTCCTTCTTTGTCGGCGGTTTTTTGCATCACGCCGGTCAATGTCGGGTTAGTCAGGGTACCCATAGACGAGTCTTGCTGCCAAAGACCTTGATCACTGCCAAAGCCCCATTGGTAGTTCGAACCGTTGCCGAACCCTGCTTGCTCTAGTGCAGCAAATGCTTCTGGCGAGAATCCTGCATTCTGCAGGTAGACATCTCGACCCAAACCCTCATTCCAAGATCCGGGAGAATTGTTGACCGTCAACCAGTCTTTCGGAATGATCGGAAGACCAGTACTAGGGTCTAGTTGTACGTTGTAGCTCATTACCGGCCCATCCCGTAAGTAGATCCGTAGGTGCCCATGAACCACTTCTTGAATAGGTCTTCCATGTTTGTACCTTGTGGTGTGGGGGAATACGGATTGTTGGTGTTGCCCCCTTGGGCGTAATAGCTACCACTGTCCCAGTAATCCCCGATAGTACCGGCGCCCGGCATACCCATTTGACCAAGGGAAGCGTTGCCAGTACCTACGGAGTATGCAGGGTTGTTGTCAATGGCCGGGCTAGGACCGGTAACCGGAGCCTGAGCTTGTGGTTGGGCCACAGGAGCGACATTCTGTTGCGTGGGGTACGTAGGAGTCAACGGGTTGGCACCGGGTTGTGGAGCAGAAGTAGTCTGTCCCCACGGCTGGCGCCCGGGCTGCCCCCAACCCCCACCGCCGGCACCGCCATAACTACCCCATCCACGCTGTTTGCGTCGTTGAGGATTCATCCACTGACCGTAGATTCCAGAGAGTCCAGAAGGAGATCCAAGAGAGGCCCAGTACGACGAGTTGTTCGATACCAGAGCTCCATCTGTGTCGTAGTAGTACGAGCCAGAGTTCACTAGATCATCGTTACTGCCCATGAAGTTGCCGTACGGGTCATAACCCTCTCGTTGCTCAGATAGGGCTGGACCAATGATAGGGTCATATGCCATGCGTGTTCCTTTAGACTGGAGGTTCGTCAATGTAAGGGCGGTCGTGACCAGTGCGAATGTAGAATCCGGAGATCGCCACTTCGATAGGTCCCCCTGTGTCTGACAGGGCAGTATTGAGTTCTAGAATCCCTTTACCAACTCCGTTTGTTTTCACCCGAGGACACTCATTGTTGACAGCCAGTGCTGTGTCAACCTCGATGATTGGTTCTACGAACTGAGGAAACAAGGTTCCATCAGTGGCAACAAACGGAGCAAAAGGCAGAGAAATTGTAGCTCCTGCTGCCCATCCGAAAGAACTACCTTCCGTGTTTTTCAGCAGGATCTTGATGTAGACAACCGGACCTAGTAATTGAAAGTACCCGCGAGCAAGGATGTTATCTGTATCTCCAGCAAAGTCAGTCAAGGCAGGAGTGAACCGCTTGAACTCCAGCTGCTGCTGCATATACGCCCAAGCCTTATGCTCTTCATGGGTTGCTTCTCGGTTTGGACGGGGTATTGCAAAGACCTTGATCATGCTATTGTGTCATAATGTTGTAGCCAACTTCAAACGCCTCGTGAGCGATTTGATCGTTGCCTGAGAACTTGACTCGCAGAGCAAATCGGCGAGCGTGTCCAAGATTGTACCATCTGGCTGCATGATCGTATCCGACACCACTTGGGGTCTTGTCCATGTACGTACTCCAGTTAGACCAGTCTGCATGCTTGGTCCAAGACAGAGAGATAGTGTTGGTACCATAGTCTCCAATGGCGTCGATGAACTTCAGGTGTTTCCAGTTGTTCCTCTCCAGATCCTGTAGCGGAGTCAGATAGAGAGCAGTGTATGCACTCTGGTCTGGATCTTTGGAGATGTAGTCCAGAACGATAGTGCTGCCCGATTCGTTGATCGTGGCTCCGCTGATCGTGTACTGGGCGTTATTACGCAGACCCAGCACGTTCCCTCGAATCAAGAACGGCCGACCAAGGAAGTTGCTGGCGATACCACGAGTCGTGAAGATCAGTCCAGTAGCGTCTGAATCCACCCATTCCCACCACACCTTGTCTGCTTCGTTGAACACGTAGGTAGTGACTTCGCTGGTAGCAGCGTTGATCATTTCCACAGCAACGTGGATCGTACCCATAATGTCCACCAGCCCGAGTTTGGCATAAGCTGGGTTGACTTCGGATACCACGCCCTGAGCATTGTTCAGCAGGTGATCGATGTAGTCATCACTGATCTTGACCGCTTTGAAGTCACGGATCAGGTAGATCGAGTTGTTCCCGTGCATGGCATTGGCGAAGAAGTAGATGTCGTCGCCATTAGCCACAGACACGGCTCCGCCGTTGGATGACAGGTTCTGGGAAGCTCCCAACAGGATAGTGTAGTTCTCTTGACGAGTGAACGGAGAGCCGAACTCGATAGCAGCATTGTAGAAGAACTCGATGGTCTTCGTGCCAATGACGCAGATGTAGTTGTGATGCTTCTGTATGTCCACCAGATTGTCCGGATCAATCTCCGGAGTAAAGTAGTTCACGGTGGTGTCAAACGCAATGAAATCGTCCGCCGCTCCAGTAGCAATGTTTGACACCAGAACCCGATTTGTACCTTCGTACTGCGATTTCAGAGCAACAACGTGATACCCATCAAGCACTAGATCTCGTGGCGAAGCGATCTCCACGATGCCGGTTACATACACTTCATCAGAGTAACCAGACGGAGTGCTGTAGTCTGTAGAGCCCGCTGCCAGCAAGTCAGAGCCAATAGTTAGCGTGCTGGTAGAAACATTGTACGTGTATGCATACACATCAAAGCCAGTGTCAGCGTACAGGCCAGTAAGGATCAAGTCTCCGGTAAGGGTGTAGTCAATGACCTTCTGGATAGTGAGGAAAGTCCCACCACCCGGGTCAGTCTCTAGTAATGTGATTGTGGGACCAGTGTAGCCAGAGTCCTCTGCCCGATAGATCTTGTCTTTGTAAACAAACACTCCGGTGTCGTAATCCATCTGGGTGACACCAACATCCGTATCAGGAAAGGTCCACGTTTTTTGCTGGATGGAGGGAGCCTTCATCAGCATGATCGCAGGATCAGCCACCTTGCTTTCCCGGATCACTGGGAAGCAATTCACGTACTTCGAGCCGGCATAGGAATCCCAGCCCAACGTATTAGTCGTCAGGGACTGGTTTCCTATCGGCCTGATTCGATACTTATTGTGCGTATCGTTAGTAGGTGTTTTCGTGTAAGCCATTAACGCCGTGCCGGTCGAATATACAGTGAGCCTTCTTCTTGTTCATGAGACAGCACCAAGCCAAGCATGGAGTCTGCTTCTTTCTTGAGCATCTCTCGATCAACCGGCGCAAGGCCGTAGTTTGGAGCCAGACGGACAGCCAACTGGTACACCAGCGTCTCTGCCCATTCCGGAGGAAAGTCTGGATCATCCGTAGTAGCATCAAAGTCCATGACCTGCCTGTGAAACACGCAGGACAAGACGCCGTTTGTCTGCCAGTATGTGTCAGCATTCGGCCAGATGTGTAGATAGCCTTCGTAGGCATCAGGCCGGTAGAAGACTTGATTAGGAGCCCCGAGAGTATTCTTCCTCACCTGTTGTTGGTACTCCCGCTCAGTCATTGTCATGACTGGAATTGAGACAGGATCTGTAGGATCAGTCAGATCGTATCTCTGGCATTCCAAAAGCCGCAACGGCTTGTAGTCCATCACATGCTCGCCACTGGGACCAATGGTGATGGCTTGATCCGTAGCAAACAGAGACAGGGGTACCAACTCCTCATCCCGCATCCACAACTGTAGACCATGAGTGGAGAGAGTCTTGACCATCATGTTCAGCTCCACCATACCGATGGCTTCCCGAACAGAGTCTAGCAACTCGTTGTCACCCAAGGCTCCGATCTTGCGGAACGCCTGTGCAATGATCGCACTGGCGGTCGCAATGTAGTCGTACGAGCCTGAAGTAGCCATTACCAGCCCCTCATTTTAGCGTGATAGCATAGATTGCCGAGAATGGCGTACAAGGGCTTGATTAGTTCCTCCAGTCGAGTACTCTCTGAAGTACTGAATACGGAACTAGCTGCTGCTTTGTTCTTGATGTCGTTTGTGTCACACCACTCTCCCCAATCAAACGTGGTACCTGCGTAGGTTTTGAGAGTGCTGTTGGTAAATCCAGTCATCTTCATTTGATAATCAGCGGCGGTAGCCGTAGTCGGAATGAAAGCTGACTTGTCTTTGTTAGTGCCAATGCGCAATTGTCCATGAGCACCGATGTGTGCCGGGAAGTAGGGTCCCCACGACACCTTGATGTTGGTGAAGGCCACAGACCACGTAGCTGAAGGTTCCGTGATGAAGAACAGATACACACCGGTTTTCGTAAAATCCACCCACGCATTGCCATCCAACCAAGTGCCAGAGTCCCACACCAGTTCCCACAAGCCTGCCGTACCTTCAACCGTATCGGGATGATAAGCAGCGTTCTTGCGGAACAGGCGATACCTGATCCAGATCTGGTCTTCGTAGTCTACGCTGGACGATACTAGCGCACGGTATTGAACACCATCTGTCAGAGGATCTCCCGGAGGACTGTCAGAGCCTAGGAAAATCTGGTTGTCGTTGGTTGCGGCTGTGCCGCTGAAGTACGAGATCAGCCCTGCGACAGGAATTGTAGTGTCAGCAGCCTTCTCAGTTCCATTATCAACGATACCAAACATGGCACCGTTGCCATGAATTTCTGTTCCTGCTAGCGCAGGGTCCATGTGACACAGTAGCGAAAAGAATCCACTGGCAGCCGTAGCTACTTTAGAGAAGTAGTTAGTGCCTTTGAAGTCAAACTGAACTTCCAGCGTATGTGGGCCAGTTTCCCAACCTCCTGTACTGGCAGTCGTCAGTGCATAGGCAGCAGCGTAAGCGTCGTTGTCCGCAAACGTGATTGGTCCTGCCGTTTCTGTGACAGTGTAGTTATTCTCTACCTTGTCGAACTTGTCTTCGTTGAGGTTGTTAAAGTTGTTGTCCATCTCCGTAAACGTGAGGGCACTTCCTTTAACATTGCGTAGTACAATCGTTGCCATGTTTAGAGTTCCTGATTAAAAGTGCCGTCTGGCGGAGGATCTGGAGTGTACACATAAGGCACATCCTGAATGTCGTCTTCAGGTTCTGGCCTAGTCCACGGAGGCGAATGCTCCTGCACAGGCCGTAGAAATTCTTGCGGATGTCTGGTTTCGTAGTCTTTGCGGCACACCATCAGGTTATCCCAGCGCTTCTGTAGCTCATCACTGAGATACTCCATGCCGCAGACATCGCAGACAGCCAGCCATTTGCCGGGATAGTATGCCATGTTAGAATGCTCCGTAGTCTTCAATCATGATGTAGCCACCAGATCCGGCAGCTCCAGCCACGCCAGTGGCATTTCGTGAAGCTCCTGCTGCTCCAGCACCATACTGTCCAGCAGTAGGCGCAACGCCGGCTTGACCAAGCCCTGCAGCATCTGCCCCTTTCCCGAACAAGGAACTACCTCCGCCGCCTCCATAATTACCGACACCGGCTCCGAGATTTGTAGTTCCCGAGTTCTCACTGGAATTTCCTGCAGGACGCCCGTTAGCAGAAGAAATACTTCCTCCGCCTCCTCCTCCGGGAGTGACAGCTCCAGCGCCTTCTCCGCCAGTACCTCCTGCACCAGATCCCACAGAGCCCACGCCGGGAGAGCCAGAACCACCAACAGCAGCCAGAGGCCCTAGAGAGGTATAACCTCCACGACCACCTGCACTACCAACAGATCCGGCAGTGCCGCCAGCACCTACTGAATAGGCTAAACCAGCGATAGGAACACTCAACCACGAGAATAGCGTGGCTCCGCCACCTCCTCCACCAGAAGTACTAGTTGCGCTAGACACCCCACCACTACCGCCACCACCTCCTACAAGAGTGATCTTGCAGAGAGCGCCATCAGCACTGGGAGTGAATGTTCCAGACCCAGTTGTATAGGTTGTGATTGTGGGAGTCATACCAGAGGAAAGAGCAGACCAAGTAGGAGAGTCGTCAAGACAAAGATTGATGACAGGAGGGTTGGAGTTAGTGTCAACCCAGATGTCCCCTGTCCTGCCTGTGGCAGGTGCAACGGTACCACGATACAGTGTTGGGGCTGCATTGCTCATCGGTCTAGTTTGGTGGCAAGCAGATCACGAGTTAGTTTTTCTTGCGATTTCAGCTCATGTCTCAATTCACGAATCTCGTACAAGATGCTGTCAAACAGTTCCTTGATCTCGACCCTAGGAACGTAGTTCTTGCCAAGCTCCTCACGAAGTCTAGACAGATCGACCTGAAGCTCCCTGACAGCGTTCCAGAGAGACTTCATAAACCATCCGCCTACGGCGAACAAGACGTATGAGAGATATATTGCGAGTTGTTCCCAAGGCATTGGCTATCCCCAAGTTACAGTAGAAGTTGTATACGAAGATGCTGCAGAAATATATCCATTCAATGTGGCAGTAGCCGACTGTTGTTGAAGAATCGCTGAATCAAAGCTTGTCACTGCTGTATTTGTTTTGGAAATAGTGGCATTGAATGTTGCACTTTGTGATAGAGATTTTTGCAACAGTGCGTTGAAAACTGCAGTAGCAGTTTGAGATGCCTGAATCGCGGCATCCAAAGAAGCTGTAACAGTGGTGCCGGCTTGGATAATCGCATTCAGAGTAGCCGAGCTAGTGTTAGCTTGTTGAATTGTTGCGTTAAGTGTTGCCGTAGACGTTCTGGCAGTCTCTAACACAGCATTCAATGTAGCTGTTGCTGTGTGTGCCTGCAAAATGAGTGCATTCAGGGTAGCAGTTATTGTTAAACCTGTAGCACTTACGATCTCGGCATTTAGCGTGGCAGTGGCTGTATGGGCTTGCTGTATTGCCGAATTTAGACTAACTACAGCAGAATGACTCTGTTGTATTGCTGCCTGCAGACTACTAGTAGCAGTTTTTGGTTGTTGTAGTAGACTCTGAAGAGTACTGGTAGCAACATGAACTTGCGTAATTGCTGCATTGATTGTGGCAGTGTTTTGTCTATTCAGCTGCAATGTGGCATTGATAGTTGCAGTAGCGACCTTTGCTTGCTGGACAAGAGCATTCAGCGATGCAGTGTTGGTATAGGTGATCGCCCCGCCGCCTGCGGCTGACTCCTGCCGCCAGCCGGCGACGGTGACGCGGCTAAGTGTCCCGGTTTCCTGCCGCCAGCCGACAACCGTTACGCGAGAAACGGCCACGGCGTTTAACTCAAGCCGCGAATCTGCGGATCAATGTAGACCGTCGAACTCGGGGCGCCAAAGAACACGCGAACAAACACATCTCCAATTTCTGCCGGCGTGATTGATGAGGACGGCTCCAGCTTGCCGAACCACGACGTTCCACTCTCCCCGGTCCAGTCAGACCCGCCAAGAGAGCTAGTCGCCTGTGCCGCCGGCGTGCCGCCGAGCGACATTCCATCAGACGTATTGATGGTCGCTTTGGTGCTTCCAGACGCTCCCTTGAAGCCCCAATGGGT